CCTTCCTCACCAGTCTCGCCTCCGCCTTCAAGGGCGGGGGCGGATCGCGTGTGCCCGTTGCGCGCGGCTTCATCAGCCCCTGGGCGACCGAATTCGATGGCGGGCCGCTGGGGCGAGGACCGTTCGACTACAACCGCGAAGTGGCCGAGGCCTATCTCGCCAACCCGGTCGCGCAGCGATCCGTGCGGATCGTCGCTGAGGGGGTCGGCAGTGCGCCGGTCGCCTGCGAGGACGACCGACTGGCCGGGCTGCTTGCCCGGTCCTGCGGTTCGCAGCCGCTGCTCGAAGTGCTCGCCGCGCAGCTCGCGCTCCATGGCAATGCCTATGTCCAGCTGATCAAGGATGGCGCGGGCGTGCCGGTCGAGCTGTATCCGCTGCGCCCCGAACGCGTGCAGGTGGTGGCGGGCGAGGATGGCTGGCCGACCGCCTATCGCTATGTGCTCGCCGATCGCACGCTGACGATCGCGCTGGAGGACGAGCACGGCTGGCCCAACATCATCCACCTGCGCGGCTTCCACCCGACCGACGACCATTACGGCGCGGGCTGCCTCGCCGCTGCCGCGCCCGCCGTGACGGTGCACAATGCGGCGAGCGAATGGAACCGCGCGCTGCTCGCCAATGCGGCGCGGCCCAGCGGCGCGCTGGTCTATGACGGTGAAGACGGCTGCGCGCTGAGCGCCGAACAGTTCGAGCGGCTCAAGGCCGAATTGCAAAACGCCTTCCAGGGGCATGGCAATGCGGGGCGGCCGATGCTGCTCGAGGGCGGGCTCGACTGGAAGGCGATGAGCCTGAGCCCCGCAGACATGGATTTTGCGACGCTTAAGGCGGCCGCCGCGCGCGACATCGCGCTGGCCTTCGGCGTGCCGCCCATGCTGCTCGGCCTGCCGGGCGACAACACCTATGCCAATTACCGCGAGGCCAACCGCGCGCTGTGGCGCCTCACGCTGCTGCCGCTGGCGGGCAAGATCCTCGCCGGGCTGCACGCCGGGCTGGGCGACTGGTTCGCCGAGGCACCGCAGATCGATGTCGACCGCGTCCCCGCGCTGGCCGAGGACCGCGAGAAGCTGTGGGCGCAGGTCAGCAGCGCCGATTTCCTGAGCGACGCGGAGAAGCGCGCAATGCTCGGCCTGTCCCCAATGGAGATGTCCGCATGACCAGGGAAGACATGCTCGCGCGGCTGATCGCGCAAGCGCGCACCGAGGGGGGCGAGCTGATCACCCTGCGCGCGGTGGTCGAGGAAGCGAGCGAACTGGGCGCGAGCCGCGTGCTCGACCGGCTCGGCCTCGCCGACCCTGGCGCGCAGGACGACCTTGGCGAGCTGCGCGAACTGCTCTCGGCATGGCGCGACGCCAAGGCAAGCGCGTGGAAGGCGGCCATCGAGTGGCTGGTGCGCGGGGTGCTCGCACTGCTGCTGGTCGGCATCGCGGTGCGGCTGGGCGCCGCGGACATGCTCTCGTGAGCCTGCGGATCGCGGGCTATGCCGCGCTGTTCGACCTACCCGATGGCGCGCGCGACACGATCCGCCGCGGTGCTTTCACGCGCACTCTTGAGGAGCGCCATGCCCCCTACCCGCTCTACTGGCAGCACCGCAGCGACCAGCGCATCGGCTGGGTCGAGACCGCGGGCGAAGATGCGCGCGGCCTGCGGATCGTCGCGCGGATCGACCAGCCGCAGGGACGCGCCGCCACGCTGCTGCGAACGCGCGCGGTGAGCGGGCTCAGCTTCGGTTACCGCGCGCGCCGCTTTCGCCAGACGCCGGGCGGCCGCGAGCTGGCCGAGATCGACCTGTTCGAGGTCAGCGTGGTCACCCATCCGCTGCAGAACGCCGCCCGTATCCATTTCACCGCCTGACAGGCTCCGCAACCGAACACCCACTCGCCGCCTCCGGGCGGCTTTTTTGTGCCCCGAAGAAAGAGGATTTTCCATGGACACCACCACCCCTGCCCCCGCCTCCGCCACCGACCCCGCCGAAGCCAGCTTCGATATCCTCGCCCGCCAGGACCAGGCCGAAGCCGACATTGCCGCACTGCGCAGCGATGTCGACGAAGTGAAGGCGCGGGTCGACAAGATCGGCCGTGCCGCCGCGCGCCCGGCGCTCGGCACCGCCGCAATCGCTGCCCCCGAGGTAAAGGGGTTTGTCGACGGCTATCTGCGCCGCGGCGCAGTGCAAGAACTCAAGTCGATCAGCGGCACCGTCCCCGCCGATGGCGGCTATGCGGTGCCGCGGCAGATCGATGCGGCGATCGCCCGCGAACTGACTGCGATCAGCCCGATCCGCGCAATCGCGCAGGTCGTGCAGACGGGCAACGCGGGCTATCGCAAGCTGGTGACCACCGGCGGGACCGCCAGCGGCTGGGTCAGCGAAACCGCCGCACGGCCCGAGACCGACACGCCCGAATTTGCCGAGATCGCGCCGCCCACGGGCGAACTCTATGCCAACCCGGCGGCCAGCCAGGCAATGCTCGACGATGCCGGCTTCGATCTGGAGAACTGGCTCGCGAGCGAGATCGCGCTGGAATTCGCCCGCGCCGAGGGGGCGGCCTTCATCGGCGGTTCGGGCACCAACCAGCCCCGGGGCTTCCTTGCCGCCCCCACCGCGACCACGGCGGATGACGCGCGCGCCTTCGGGACGCTGCAATATCTGGGCTCGGGCGCGGCCGACGGGCTGGGCAGCGCGGCGGATACGCGGCTGATCGATCTGGTCCACACGCTCAAGGCGGGCCACCGGCAGGGGGCGAGCTTCGTGATGAATTCGGCGACGCTGGCCGAGGTGCGCAAGCTCAAGACCTCCGACGGCGCCTTCGTCTGGCAGCCGGGGCTGGTCGAGGGCCAGCCCGACCGCCTGCTCGGCTATCCGGTGGTCGAGGCCGAAGACATGCCCGACATCGGCGCGGGCACCTTCCCGATCGCCTTCGGCAATTTCCGTCACGGCTATCTGATCGCCGCACGCAGCGCGACGCAGGTGCTGCGCGATCCCTTCACCAATAAGCCCTTCGTCCACTTCTACGCCACCAAGCGCGTCGGCGGCCAGGTGCTCGATGGCAATGCGATCAAGCTGCTGAAGATCGAAGACTAGCAGCTGGCAGGCGGGGCTTTCCCCTTGGCCCCGCCTGCCTTTCGTTTTCCCGCAAGGCTTCCACCCTACGCCAGAGAACGACCCCCCATGCCGACAGACCCGTCCGGCCAACCGCTGGCCGAGCTCAAGCAGTGGCTGGCAATCAGCACCGCGGCCGAGGATGCGCTGCTGCTCCGCCTGCTCGAAAGCGCGTGGCAAGTGTGCCTCCAGTTCATCGGCAGCGAGGCGGCGGATTGGGCCGAGCTCGACCCCGCGCTGCGCCATGGCATCGTGCGCTTCGCCGCGCATCAGTATCGCGAGCGGGACGAAGGCCCGGCCGAGCGGTTGCCGAGCGCGATCGCCGCGCTGTGGCGCCCCTATCGCATGGTGCGGCTGTGAGCTTTGCCGCGCTGGCGCAGCGCCTGACCGAACGCGCCTCCCTGCTTGCGGCCGCGCGCGCCGAAGCGCGTCTCCATTCCCGCCGCGGCATTGGCGGTCAATGGCACCGCGCCCGGCTGCTGTGGCCGCTGTTCGGAGGGGGGGAGCGCTAGATGGAAATCCCCTTTCGCGCCGCGCTCATGGCCTGGCTCCGCGCCGATCCGATCCTTGCCGACATGCTCAATTCAATCGAGGAGGACGGCCCCGTCGCCGCCAGCCCGCCCCATCTCGCGCTGGTCGCCAGCGCCGGCATCGACTGGTCGACCAAGACCGCGCGGGGCCGCGAAATCCGTCTCGCGCTAGAGCTCGCCGGGCGCGGCGACGATCCCGCGCAGACCGCCGTCCTCGCGCAGCGGGTGGAACAGCGCATCGCCACGCTGGCCCCGCAGCAGGCGGGGTACCGGATCGTCGTCACCCAGTTCCTGCGCAGCCGCGTCGAACGCCGCCGCCGCGGCCTGCGGGCGGTGCTGCTCGAATATCGCTTCACGCTCATCGAAACGGAGTAACCCGACATGACAGCCCAGAAAGGTGCCGCCTTCCTCCTCAAGACCGGCGATGGCGGATCGCCGCCGACCTACGAGACCGTGGCCGGACTGCGGACCACGCAGATGACCATC